ATTGAAATTGTTGCGCGATTGGCTCAAGCCTAAGCCAAGACGCCAACCCATCAAGCCCAGCCTGCGCTTTCAGGTTCTTAAGCGCGATGATTATCGCTGCCAGATGTGCGGCGTAACGGCCAAAGATGGCGCAACTTTGGAGATTGACCACATCCACCCAGTATCCAAAGGCGGTACCAACGACCCTGACAACTTGCAGGTGCTGTGCCGCGACTGCAATGCTGGCAAAGGAGCGCAATGCCAATAAACCTCCGCCCCTACCAAACCCAGCTCATCACTGACATCCGCCTGCAGTACCAGCTCGGCAAGCGCACGGTTCTAGCAGTGCTGCCCACCGGCGGCGGCAAGACGGTGTGCTTCAGCTACATTGCCCAGTCCGCCGCCAAAAAAGGCAACCGCGTCTGCATCTTGGTGCATAGGGCTGAGCTGCTGGACCAAGCCAGCCGCAGCCTTACGGCTATGGGCGTGACGCATGGCCGCATCGCAGCAGGCCGCAGCATGGACCTAAGCCATGCGGTGCAGGTGGCCAGTGTGCAGACCCTTGCCCGCAGGCTGCACAAACTGCCGGGGGAGTTCTTTCAGCTCTTGGTGGTGGACGAGGCGCACCACACCAATGCAGGCCAGTGGGCAACGGTCATTCGCCATTTCCAAATAGCGCACGTTTTAGGAGTGACAGCGACGCCATGCCGTGGTGACGGTCGTGGGCTTGGTGACCACTACCAGGCCATGGTGCAGGGCCCCAGCGCTGCGTGGCTGACCGATAACGGCTACCTCGCCAATGCTCGTGTGCTGGCGCCGCCGGGGTTCAATACCACCGGGCTGCGCAAGCGCATGGGTGACTTTGACGCCAAGCAAGCAGAGGAGCGCGTCGGGACCATCATGGGCGATTGCGTTAGCCACTACCGCAAGCATCTAACAGGTCAGACCGCTATTGCGTTCTGCTGCAGCGTGGCACATGCCGAGGCGGTGGCTGCCCTGTTCATGTCGCAAGGCATCCCAGCCGCCAGCATTGACGGCACCATGAGCAATGATTGCAGGCGAGATCTGTTGCAGGCACTGGGATCTGGCAGACTCAAGGTGCTGACCAGTTGCAGCTTGATTGGCGAGGGCGTAGACGTGCCCAGCGTCGGCGGGTGCATCCTGCTCAGGCCAACGCAGAGCGTCAGCCTGCACCTGCAAATGATCGGCCGCTGCCTGAGGCCAGGCCACGGCAAGACCGCTGTGGTGCTGGATCATGTGGGCAACACGCTGCGGCTAGGGCATCACCTAGAGGACCGCGACTGGACACTGGACGGTGCCAAAAAGCGCGACCGCGAGCAAGCGCCCAGCGTCAAGGTGTGCCCGGTGTGCTTCAGCACCAGCATGAGCGCTGCGCAGGTGTGCCCTGACTGCGGGCATGTGTTCGCCCCGCAGGAGACCAGAGAGCTTAAGGTGGTTGAGGGTGAGCTTGTTGAGCACGGAGCACTCCCGCCGGCAGGTCCGTACAGAGTTGGGGACATTGTTGACGGCTACCACAAAGTTACTGAAGTGCTTGAAGATGGATGGCTTACATGCGTAGATGGCACGGGAGAATGGCGGGCGCATCAAAGCGAAGTTAGATTCACCTCGCGCCCAGATTCAACACGCGAGCGCAAACGCGAACAAGGCACAGCCCAGTCTCTCGAAGACCTCCGCAAGCTGGCGCAGCAACGCGGCTATAAACGCGGATGGGCAGAGCGCGTGTATCAGGCTAGGTTGGCCAAGCGGCATGGCATAGTTTGAGCGAGCAACGCATCCAGCAGGAGATCCGGCTAGCCATCAGCCACGGTGATATTAAGGTGTTCCGCAACAACACCGGCACGCTCAAGGACGCCAATGGCCGCCCTGTGCAGTTCGGCCTGTGCAAGGGCAGCGCCGACCTGATCGGCTGGCGGACGGTCACCGTGACCCCTGAGATGGTCGGCACCCAGATGGCTGTGTTCCTGTCGATTGAGGTCAAGACACCCACAGGCCGGCTCAGGCCAGAGCAGCAGCAGTGGCTGGATGCGGTGCAAGCTGCTGGCGGGATTGCTGGCGTGGCACGCAGCGTTGAGGATGCCCAACGGTTGACCACGGTTGACCACGGTGGTAGTATTCCTCCAGCCACAAGCCGGATGCATGGCCCGGAGTTAGTCCTGTCAGCGACGAAGGCTGACCATCACCCATAAGCCGGATGCAGGGGCCGGAGATAGTCCCGCCGACGACGCAGGTCGGCCGCCTCGGGGGTCGGGCGTTACCTGACCTCATCCATTCCCTTCACCACGCTTGACCACGGCGGCACATGGTGTAGGATATGGGGGTCCCAAACGGATTCCACCCATGACCGTCTACACCCTTCAGCGCTCTGAGACCCAACACCTGCCCGCTGCCCGCTGCACCTTTCAGCAGCGCGTCTCGGAGTCTGGCAAAAAGTTGGTTGACGTGACCATGCTGCATCTCACCACAGAAGGCTGGGGCGGCACCATGGGTCGCGGTGACGGTACTTACACCGTCAAGCAAGCCAGGGAGTTCTACATGAACCTGCTTGATCGCGGATTTGCCGCTGTCTGACCCTCGCGGCCAACCGGGAGCCGCACCCAATCCCGGCACCATTCCACCCGCTTTAACACCATGACAACCACAATTGCCCTACTGACCGCGCTGCTCCTGCTGCCGCTGGTCATCCTGCTATGGGCAACCGAGTCCACTGAGCAACGCGCCAAACGGCTCCGGGGCTACGGCTGGACGCAGCGCCGCATCGCAGACCACATGCGCATCAGCCGCTACCGCGTCCGCCTAGCACTGGCGTAAAGAAAACGGGGCGGCCACACCAACCGCCCCACCTCAACACACCGCGTTAATTCTATGACCGATTCAGACCGCTACTGGACTTTCATCACTGCAGCGCAGTACGCCGGCAACTTCTTTACCGCCTTGGCTGAAGCCGGCCTCAAGGCTGACCCGATCAACCGCGAGCGCCTGCTGCTGGCATTCCCGGAGATCTACGCAACCTATGGCCCTAGCAGCCGGCTGCACCGCAAACTGCGCGAGGGGGTGGAAGCATGACCATCTCTAATGCCGACTATCACGCTGACCCAGCCATCAGCGCCAGTCACCTGAAGGCGGTAATGCAATCGCCTTACCATTATTGGGCGCGATATCTGGACCCGCATCGCTTGCCGGTTGAACCGACAGCAGCGATGAAGCTAGGCAGCTTGGTGCATTGCGCCGTGCTGGAACCTGATGAGCTGTCATCCCGCTATGGCGTCTGCGGGCCACGCAACACCAAAGCAGGCAAGGAGCAGGCTGAGCAGATGGCTACTGCTGGCATCGAAGCCGTGACGGCTAGCGACATGCTGACCGCTAACTGCATGGCCGATAGCGTCCGACGGCATCCTGCTGCATCAGCGCTGCTCGCTCATGGCAAGGCCGAACAGTCGTTCTGGTGGGATGACTTGCCAACAGGACTGCGCTGCAAGTGCCGCCCAGACTGGTATCAAGGCAGCACCATCGTTGACCTGAAGACATGCCAAGACGCCAGCCCTGCAGCGTTTGCCCGTAGCGTGGCGACCTTCGCCTACCACGTCCAAGCAGCGCATTACCTGACTGGCCTGCACGGCGCTGGCCGGTTTGTGTTTATCGCAGTGGAAAAGACTGCGCCGTATGCGGTCGCCGTTTACGAACTGGACCATGCCGCTATGGCATTAGGGCGGACCATGCGCGATAATGCACTCGACGTGATCGCCACCTGCAAGGCCGCTGACATGTGGCCCGGCTACGGCGACACTTCAGTCCAAACGCTCAGCCTGCCCGGCTGGGCACTTAATGCCAACCAGCAATCACCCATCGAGTTCTGATGTCAACCGCTATCACCCTTTGGACCCCAGAGCAAACGCAGCTCATCAGCAGCACCATTGCGCCAGGCTGCAGCAATGATGAGCTGCGGCTGTTTGCCTATGCGTGCCAGCGCACTGGCCTTGACCCGTTCAGCAAGCAGATTTACGCCATCAAGCGTGGCGGCAAAATGACCATCCAGGCCGGCATTGATGGCCTCCGTGCCATTGCCGAACGCACCGGACAACTAGACGGCAGCGAGACGTACTGGTGTGGTGATGAAGGCGAATGGAAAGACGTATGGCTCTCCAGCAAGCCGCCCGCTGCAGCTAAGACCATCGTGCATCGCAAAGGCAGCCAGCATCCTTTTATTGGTGTTGCCCGCTTTGCTGACTACAACGCCGGTCAGGGGCTGTGGTCCAAGATGGGCGCCACCATGATTGCTAAGTGCAGCGAGGCGCTTGCCCTCAGAAAGGCTTTTCCAGCCGACCTCTCAGGCGTCTACAGCAGCGATGAGATGGATCAAGCCGAGACTGTTACGGTCACGCCAGCTGAGCAGGTCAAGCTGCCTGCTACCACCAAGGTAGACAGCAGCAAGACGTTCACCGCTGGTAAGGCGGCCATCGCTAAGGCCAAAACCCTGCAGGATCTAGAAGACCTGCAACCGCGTATGGCGGCACGGTTAGAAGCGGGTGAGATCAGCCAAGAGCAGCACGATCAACTTTTGCAACTAATGCTTGAAAAAGAGAATGAGTTATCTGACAACTGAGCAACTAGCCGAGCGTTGGGGCCTCAAGCCGTCCAGCATTAAGTCTCAACGATTACGCGGCCAAGGGCCTAGCTATTACACAGTCCCGAGGCTAGGATGTCCACTCGGCCAGTCCCGCGTCAGGTACAACCTGCCTGATGTACTGGCCTTTGAAGAGACCCATTCCATTACACCAATCAACCCATGAGTTTGTATGCTTCCGGCGTCGTGCGCATTATTAGCGAGCCGCAAATTAAGTTTTTTGATTCCGGTACTTGTGTTTGCAACTTTGGTGCAGGCATTCAGGAAGGCAAGGATAAAGACGGCAACTACATCAACAATGCAATTGACGTAGAGGTCTGGGGTAAAGGCGGTCAGATGATTGCCGACAACTGCAAAAAAGGTGACAGCATCATGGTTACCGGCGGCATTCGCCGTCAGGACTGGCAGGATAAGGAGAGCGGTGCTAAGCGCTCTAAGCATGTGCTGAACGTCACCCGGTTTGAATACCTGCCGCGTGCTGCTGCTGCTGCTGCTAGCGAGGAGTCTGCATTCTGATGAACCAAACCAGCCTTGAAGCTGCATTCAAGGAGTGGTGGGAGGCGTCCTACGGGCGCCCTCCTGGCACCCATGCAGTGATGACCCATGCCGCCTTTGCGGCCCATGTCCTTGAATTGATGGAGCTTATCAGTGAACAACCCAATAGCTGACCAGCAACGGCAGGACTACTTGGAGTGGTTGTATCACCACTATGGCCGCACCTGCGAAACCTACACCGGGCTGTATCAGCAGCGCATTGCTGATTTGGTAAAGCGCGACATGGAGGAGGCTTTGGATGACTAACCTCTCCCCTGCCGCGCAGGCGGTGCTGGATGCCTTCGGCAAGTACCCATTGCATGGTGATCACATAGCCGAAAACTTGATGCACGGCGCCCTCCCCGCCGCCCTGCGAGCTGCTGTAGATCAGGTGGTGCCGTTTCCTGGTCGTTACCCCATGAACGATTACATGGAGGGGTTTCGTGATGCCAAGCAAAGCGTTCACCATCAACTCCTGGCCATCGCCACCGAGCTGGAGGGTAATGCCTAGCCCGCGCATACCAACGCAGCGCGGCCGTAACTACACGGTGAACATCCGCATGAGCCGCGAGGAGATTGAAGCTGCCCGCAAGCTGGGCGGCGGCAACATCAGTCAAGGCTTCAGGCACGCCATTCGCTATGCGACGGATCGTGATATGAAGCCGGTGACGCTTACAACGCTGCTGCGTTCGGCTGCCGTCCTTGCCCAAGATTTAGAAGATACATGCAAGCAATTCAGGTCCGATGCTATGAGCCGAGTTAGACGTGCCAGCAGTTCAAGTCCGATGCCCTAGCTGCTCATGCCAGCAGACGTATGTCGTTATGACCAATCAATTGGCTGACGGTACGATTGTTAGGCGTCGCCGCTGCGATGGGTGTAATCACCGCTGGTACACCAAGCAACCGGCAGAAATTCAAGTTTCAAAGTATGACCTGAAATGGTCAGCATCTAAGCACTGCACTGGTAAACACGTTATCGACATCAATGATCCTATCTGACACCGAAATCGAAGACCTAATCGTCACTCAAGGGATGGTGCAGGGCCATGACCCAGAGCTGATCAATCCTGCCAGCTTGGACTTACGGCTTGGCAACTTGATCATGCTCGAATCGGTCCAAGGGCACCAGATGATTCCGCTTGACATCAGCGGTTACACCGTGGAGCATCCATACGAGTTGGTGCCTGGTCAGTTTGTGCTGGCCCAGACGGTCGAGACCTTTTACATGCCGGAAGATATCGCCGGCCTGTTTTTCCTGAAGTCAAGCCGCGCTAGGGAGGGCTATGAAAACCTCCACGCCGGCTATGCCGATCCCGGCTGGAATGGCAGCACGCTAACGCTAGAGCTGAAAAACGCCCGTCAGCTGCAGCCGCTGCCGATCTATCCAGGGCTCAAGATTGGTCAGATGGTGTTTTTCCGCATGAGCCAGCAGCCAGCGCTGAGCTATGCGCAGGTTGGGCACTACAACAATGACAAGCTAGTGGCTGCCTCCAAGCAGTTCTTGAGCCGCAGCCAAATGCCAAGGCTCGATGCTGCATGAGCGCATCGCCTCAGCAGCTAGCCACTTAATCTGCGAGCGCTGGCTGGCCTCCTGCTCAGCCAGTAGCAAGCTGTACTCAAGTAACGCATTCCAATCTTTTGCTGCATGTAGCTGGCGCAACATGTTAGCGTTGGCAGCGCCGTGGAACTGTGCTTCCATTGTGTGAACTAATGGATTCATCATGGCTGACAGCATCAAAGACTACCTCAACAGTATCGCCAAATATCCACTACTGACACCGCAACAAGAGATACAACTTGGCAGGCGTGTCATTAGATGGCAAGAATTAAGACAATGCGACAGGGAGCTAACCCGTGATGAGCAACGCGAGTTGCGAAGCGGTGAGCGCGCTAGGCAACGGTTTATTAAGTCCAACCTGCAGCTTGTAGTCCATGTAGCCCGCAAGTACGACAAGCGCAGCAATAAGACGCTTGAGTTGATGGACTTGATCCAAGAGGGCAATATCGGCCTTGCGCGTGCGGTTGAGCTATTCGACCCGTCACGCGGTTACAAGTTTTCAACTTATGCCTATTGGTGGATCAGGCAAGGCATTACGCGGGCATTGATCCAGCATGACTCCATAATTCGCCTACCAACCAGTTTGCATGAGATGCTGTACAAGATAAACCGCACCATGCAGGATCTAAGCCATAAGATCGGCAGACAGCCAACCATGAGCGAAATCTCTAACGCGCTGGATATGGACGTAGAAGAGCTGTCATACCTGTTAAAGCAAACCTATAAAGTAACAAGCCTGGACCAGCGTGTTGCTGACACCGAGACAACATGCATCGGTGACAACATTGCTGACCCTAACTACGACAATGACCTGATAGAAACCCGGCAAGAGATACGCGAATTGATGGATTGTTTTAACAAATACTTAGACCCGTTGACCAAACAGGTAATCCATGCCAGAAACCTTGCGCGGCCTGTCACCTGGGCGCAACTTGAAGAGCAAACAGGCGTCAGCCGCACCAAGCTGCAAAACCTAGAGCGTCGTGGCATTAGCCGCCTTCGTATGCTGATGAGCAACCCATTAAGCAATACCCCGCTTGGCCATGTCGAAACCAACAATCAGCCGCTATCAGGATGTATGGAGGGTTTGCTTCAACGGTATGTGCCGAGAGCACAGGCAGCAGTGGCAAGCACTAATTTTTTACCATCAGATGCTCAATCAACCAACCAATCCTGAATCTTTAGAACGCGATCAACAGACCACGAATCTTGACGGCTAAACCATTCGCGCCATTCCTCGCTGCCTTTCTTACGGTTGCAATTCTTGCAGGCCGGTACAAGGTTGCAAGCAACAGTAGCGCCACCTTTATGGCGTGGCTTCACATGGTCTAGCGTGTCAGCCGGGGCGCCGCAATACGCGCATGTATGGCCCCATGCTTCAAAGATTTGCTGTCTAAATTGATGCTTTGCGCTGCGCTTTGATACGAGGTTGGAGCCATCAATCAAATGATCCACGCAGTTCCGGGATGGGTAACACCTGAACCGTGAGGCCCAGGACGTGATCGTTGGACGGCGCTAGCTCAGTGAGCCGCGCCACGAAATTGTCGGATACCTCTTCCGGGTCGTCGTCTTCAGATTCCACCACAATGGTGTACTCAATCTCAAGGACGTACTGTCTCATACGGTTGGCCGGCAGGAGATGTCAACGCCGCCGCGCTCTCGTGGCCGCAGCGTTAGCCATATCCCGCCAAGTGACTTAGGCATTACGATGCGCTCAATCGCCCAGCCGCCTGTAGCGCCAAACTCTTGCTTGTAGGTGCCGGTCTGCAAGTGCCAGCGCTGCTCAATCCATGCCTTGCCGTTTTCTGCGATGCGGTAGCACGGGTGTGCCACAATGCTGCGCTCGTGGTTGTGGCCGTTAAGCATGATGTCTGCATCAGGCGCAATCTGCGCGTACCGGCCGCCCCCCATGGTGCCTTTGGTGACGATGCCGCCCCATGCGCCGTGGTGGAAGAACAATGTGCAGCGGCGTGTACGGCCGGCTGACTGCCGGAACGCAAACCGCACAAAGCCTTGGTAGCCCATGTGCTCGGTGACCGCGCCATCGTTGCGCATCAGCCGCACCACGTTCTCTAGCGGGTCGATCTCTTGATTGTTGAGCACGGCAGTCTCGTGGTTGCCGTCGCCCATCATCAGGATCATGTCACCGTATGGCCGGAGCAGGTCGGCTGACTCGCGGAACACCAGATCAAAGTAGTTGCCGCCAAGGTGCTCTGGCCTGATGTCGCCCTTGCTGCCGCGCCGATCCTTTTTGCCTTGCATCAGGCAAAGCACGTCGCCAAACATCAAAGCATGACCGCCAATCGCTTTACACTCATCCAAGTGCTGCAGCAGCAGCTTGCGGTTGCACTTTGGGTTATCTAAGTGGATGTCCGACAGCAGCAGAAAGGTTGCTTCTTCCTTGGTGCTGTTGTACGGTATCCGTATCTCCAAAAGCTCTGGCGATACTCGCGTAGACGTAATCGCCATGCCGTTGGTAGCGGCTTACACAGGCAGTCTAATAAGGCCAAGTGAGACGCGGCCTGCCTTGGCGGATGCCGGTGTGGATAAAGCCCTTGGGTGCGCCTAGTCCAGTGCTGTATGGCCAATGCTTGACGCACCAGTCCTGCAGCTTATAGATGTCCACGCCATTGATATACCAGTCAACTGCACCCACGCCAGGTGCATTAAATAGGTGCTCGCTGCCGCTGGCACCACCTACCTGCCGATTGATGGCTGCTGGTCTGTAACCCGACGTGATGATGAGCGGCTTGTTGCCAAATGCACCACGAGCGCGTTCTAGGAATGCTGCCAGCTCAGCTGCGGTATCTACTTGGTACTGGTGATCAAAGCGCCGCGCCTCTTGATCTAGCGCAAACTCACCGATTCGGATGTGCGGCGTGATCCGTGCGCTGAACGGACTGCTAGGCGTCAGTTTGGCTGCTCCCTGCTGCTGATCGCCAACCCACAGTCTGCCTTCTGCCTGCCGGCGACGTAGCAAACCAGCCTCGACGTTGGTGCCGGGGTTGCGGTACAGCAGCAGCGCATCAGGGACGCCTGCCCAATCCTTGTCCTTCAGCCGTTTGCTGATCGTCTCGAATCCTTCGGATCCGTAGAACCCACTGCCCAGGTTGTAGGCAAAGCTAATCAGCGCACATTGCTGGTTGCCGCTCATGGCATTCCAAAACGGCACCGTGGCACGCAGCTTGGCGGCAATGCGGTCTATCTCAAGTTCAAGCAGGCTGCTGGCTTCAATAACTGTAATCTTGTCGCCGCGTTGCACCTTGCGGCCATCGCTGTACCTGGTGGTGCCATAGCCGATGGTCCACGGGTCGCCGCCGCTAAGCGGATCAGGGTAAGCGCTTAGGTGGCAGCCCTCAAACTCTTTTATCAGCTTTATCGCTGGCCCATAATTATGCAGCTTGCCGCCTTGCTGCCAGGTTTTGTACCAGGCTTGGTCCCTATTCAAGATTGCAGGCGCAACCTTTAATAGTTCAGCTTCTAGCTCAACGATGGCCGCCATTTGGTGTGGCGTGCCGTGCTTGTAGTACCGGAACAGGTCGCTCAGCTTGACCATGGTGACTTGATCTCCATTGCACCGCCAAGCAGGCGGCTATCTCCGGTTTGCAGTGTGTCGTCTACCGGGTGATGCGTAATCACCGGCTCAGGGCCTACGGGCTGCGCTGCGTGCCAGTCCGCTTCGGCTTGGTCTAGTTTGGCCGGCAACTGGGCCTCGAATCGCTGTTTGCGAATAGCGAACGAGGTCAGCGCTTTTTTGCCTTCAACAGGTTCAGTACCTGAAACACCAGCTGCACAATGCTGTTGCTCTTCAGTGGGCTAATCGCGATCAGCTCGCTAGCAGCAGCGACGATGATCCAGAAGGCGGGATGAGAAAGGAAGTCCACGGGGTTAGCGTGTAGGCCGTGCCTCAAGCATAGTCACGCGCTGCTCAACGCCATTAAGACGTGAAAAAGTTTCCTTACGGTCCTCCTTGATGTCCGTATGCAGCACCTCTAGCTGTGTGGCAATATGCTCTACGGCAGCGGTCAGTCTAATTACAGCTTCGCGTGCTTCATCGTTGCGACGGCTAAAGCCCATCGCGCCCATCGCGGCAACGGAGATCGACGCTCCAGCAATAGCAGCGATGACCTCGATCATGTAATCAGTTTAACGACCCTGCCCGCGCAGCTTTTTGCGGCCACGGCGTCGCGGCCTGGACCGCTGGCCCTGCCCTTGACTGGTTGTTTTGGGGACAGGATCCTTGCGGACGGTGCCGCTTAGACCAGCCTTTGCTTTTACTGCCACGGGACGCCAGCTTCAACGGTCGGAAACTGCTGGTCTACGATCCGTGCAGCGAGCGCTTCCTCGATCTCGGTGACCTTATCGGGGCCGAACTTGTCCTTGACCCAGCCAACCACTTGCTCCTGCGTCAGCTCATCAAACGGGATCAGGCTGCCCTCAGGACGCTCCAGACCCATCGAGCCATAGGCGCCGGAGTTGTAGGGATTGCCTTCGGGGTCAACGTCATCAGAGATGCCCACCACCGTCCAGTGCGCGGTAAAGACGTAACCGTCCGAAACTTCGCGTTCTAGGTTGGCGATGGCCCAGTTGTAGGTGATGCTCATGATTGGTGGTCAGTAGCAGCAGTGTAAGTCAAAGCTCAGGAACTTCGTATTCCTGAGTCGTGTTGCAGTAGTGCTTAAAGATCACCTCAGCCGTATTGCCCGCCCAGTTTGCAACCTGCGGCACCGGGATGCCAGCTTCGATCCAGCGGCTGATTGCCGTATGCCGACAGTCGTATGGACGGTAAGCATGGGAGATCAGGCCAGCAGCATGGAGCGGCTGCAGCTTCTTCCTGAAATAACTCTGAAATGCAAGCCGGTCCCAAGGGAAGATAAACTCGCCGTCCTGCGGTAACTGGTCAAGGATCAATTGACATTTGCGGTTGAGCGGCACCCATCGCTTTTTGTTGGTTTTGGTGCTGTCTTTGTAACCATGCGTCAGGGTCCAATTGCTGTGAACAAGAATCTTGCCATCTTTGATGTCTGACCACTTAAGGGCTCGCACCTCACCAGTGCGCATGGCGGTCTGCAGCATGAACTCGGTATAAGCCGACCAGTCAGCGCTGCAATAGGTGTACTTCGCGGCCAGGGCAGCTAGCACCAAGCCAACCTCATTGCGCGGGATGACGATGATATCAATGTCCCGCTGCGGCGCCTTTGGCATCTTGAAACTTGCCAGCGGATTGCGTGCCAGATACGCGACGTCTTCCTGCGCTGCCCACTTGTACATGCTTTTGGTGTACATCGCCACGCGGCGAGACGTGAGCACTGGGGTTTGCCCCAACACCCAGATCATCACCTGCCGTGCCTGCTCGATATCCTGCACTGGGCAGCGCTTGAGCCACTTGGTGACTTGACGGTAATCAGACGTCAGGCTGGTTGGGCACAGCGAAATAGAACGCTCCGCAAGGAAGGCGTCCCATAGCTCGCTGACTGTCAGTGTCACTGTGTCATTTGTGAAGGTGACTACTGGGCTTCGGTTACAGGCTCACTGGCGTCGAGTTCTCTGGCAATTTCTTTGAGGTGTTCAGCGCAGCACATACCGTTCCAATCAAAATAGAATTGTTCTGCCACAGTACGAAGGGCGGCGGCAAGCATTTCAGCCTCTGTGACTTCGCAGTTATAAAGATCGGCCAAAGTGCCGTAGGCGTCCCAGACAGCTTGCGCTTGGGGTGAAAGTTCAGACATAGTAGTGGGAATGACTAATGGGCGTCGGGAAGTTGCTCCAGTGCGCGGCGGATGGTGTCCCAGTCTTTGGGTGACGGCCGCCAGCCGTCTTCGTGTTGCTCAACGAGCACTAGCGCCTGCTCCTTCAAGCTCGGTGGCTTCGGGCGGCGGGCGGCGCGAAGTTCTTGTGCAATACGAGCAACTGTGGTCACCTTCAATCGCTCGTACACATATTCACAGCACGCTTCCAGCTCTTGGTCGGCGCCCGCTTGGAACGCTTGGCGGGCAACGTTCTTGAGCCGGTTGGTGGTGATGGTGATGACAGCTTGCTCCGAGGGGTCCCACGGGTAGCCGTCGTCGATCAGCCATTCGCCCACTTGCTCGTCGCTCAGCTCCGGCGGCGGGGTGATGGGATGCCTGTAATCTTGTTGGGTCATGGTTTCTAGAGAACTGTGGCCAGGGGCAGGAGCCGCAAACTCGCTGCCCCACCACCATACCATGTGCTACAGTGCTGCGGCTGACAAGGCACCGCAACGGTTGTGATATTCCGTTGCACAGGGGCGGGGTTGATATCCTGCCCCTTTTTAATGCCAAGCCCAACTATCCGGTAATTCCAGATAGTTGAGCCACACCTCGATGTGAGTAGGACTACGAGGCTTTGAGAGCTGCTACTTCAGCTTCCAAGGTTTCGATGCGCCCAATGGCTTCCTGCAGCGCAGCCGTCAGCAGGGGCACCAGCTTGGATTGGTCGATGCCCTGGTAGACGGGATTGCCGTCAGCATCTACTTCGTCTTTGGTGCCGGTGACGCACTCAGGAACAACAGCTTGAGCTTCGTGAGCGATGAAGCCATCAACCGTCTTGTCAGGATCAACGATGAAGTTGAAGCGATGAACGGGGACCTGCTGGAGGCGATCAATCGCGCCGGTCAGTGGAACAACGTTTTCCTTAAGGCGGTAGTCGGAGGAAGTGTTATAAGCAGTGGATGATACATTTACGGTAACGGAACCAACAGTTGAGTTAGAAGCATTTCTAAAATTGATCGCAAAATCACCGTTTGTTGCAACCTGCAAAAGGAGTGGGCTTTTTCCAGAGGATGCAACGACATGAATCTGCGCGTCTGGAGATGTTGTGTTTACACCTAATAAGCCAGCCTGCGTAATCCTCATCCGCTCCGTCGGGCTGCTCGCTCCGTCGGCGGTAGTGGAGAACTCTAATCTGCTGGGTTTGTCACCATCGGCAAATGTGCCTTCAGCAACAGCTCTAATCTGTGCGCAGACTTGGTAAGTACTGGAAGTGGTTGCATTTGAATACCAGCGGATACCGCCAAGTTCATTGCCGCTTCCGATTGATGTGTCGTTTCGCAAAAGAGCTATAGATCCAGCGGACGGGCTAGCAATGTGCAGCAGTTCATCGTTACTGCCAAACGCAGTAGACGTGCCAACTAAAAAACGACCTGAGCTATCGAATCTACCCGACTCTAAAAATGTAGAACCATCCGAAGTGCTTAAGCGTCCAAACTGAATAGAACCTCCATCCGATGGCGAGTAACAGCGTAGATAATTTACACTGCCGCCTATGCCGGTACGGTAGTTTCCTGTATTGTCGTAAAGGTTGATTCCATTTGTTCCCGTGGTATCTGCCACGCCAAAACTAAGAAGTGAACGGGGCGCAGTAGTGCCAATCCCTAGTCGGCCTGAGGTGTCGATAGTGGCGCGGGTGACAGCCCCTGTTTTCAGGTTGAAAGGATGCGCTGTTGTTGTGCCAATCCCCATCGAACCGGCACCGTCATAGTCGATTGAAAGATTAACGGCTTGATCAGAACGGCCAAACTGAGCAACCTCGCTGCTGGTTGTAGCTCCGGTTAGGAATCGAGCAACGTTTGTTGCGCCAGTACTTTTGCAATCCAATAAGTAGCTAGGGCTACTATTCCCCAGACCTACCCGATCCGTTGAGGCATCAACGAAGAACAAGCTATCAACAGTGTCGCCCTCGATGCGGAAGTCGTAGTTGGTGCCGCCATCGTTGAACACCACCTCGCTGGTGCCAAACTCGACGCGCTCGACGCCGTTGGTTGCAATTGCAAGCTGATCAGCGCTTGGGCTGTAGATGCCCGTATTCAGGTCCGACGCGAACGCCAAGCCAGGGGCCGAGACCGTGCCTGCCTCAATGGTTAGCGTGCCATCCAGCTCTCTCAGCGTGATCCAAGCGTTGTTCGCAGCATTACGGAGCTTCAACAGCCCGGTGCTGGTATCGGCCCACCACTGGTAGGCATACATGGTTGCTGGCTCTGTCGCGCCGCTGTTGTTGCTGACGATCGCGGCCAGTGCGTTGTTCAGGTCAGAGCGGACAGCAGCACCAGTGCCGTTCGCGATGACGTAATCGTGTTGAGCCACAACTTACAAGACAGGCAGTGTCTACACTTTAAACGCCCTTGCCAAATCCGACTGCACTCCACAGGAAGTTCCTGTCAACTGCGGTGCCACTACTGTTCCTGAAGGTGACATCAAAGCCTGTGCTGGTCACGTTGGTGACGTTGAAATAATCACCTGTTGCAAGGTTCTGGGCCACAATGCCGACGCTGGGCAGGTAAGCATTGATGCCGCCCAGGCTGGCAGTACCGGTAAAGAACGCTTTGTCAAACGTGATGGACTTGGTGCCTGCCGTACTGGCGACCGCTCCAACCGATTGCTCTGTCCTGCGCTGGAACGTTGCCTCATAGCCCAGTTCATCAATCAAGATGTTCTCTGCTGGGTCATTGCTAGTCAGCTCTGCCTTGAACTGGAAGCCACGGCCAAGGAAGGTGCCATTGACGAACTCCTGCCAGCTTGTCCAGGTTGGCGTGCCGCTTGGGTTGTCGCTGGTACGCCGCAGGTACAGCTTGCTATTGACCGAATCGACCACACCGCCGTCCCAATCAGACCAGTCATCAACCAAGCCATTACGACTGTCGATCAGGTCGCTAGGGAAAAATCCGCGAGTGACAAAGAACCTAGTCAGGTCAACCGAATACGAAGCGCCGAGGTCCAAGGTTGCATTGAACTCATAAGTGCCTGTCCCAACCGTGTCACCGATGAAATCCATCACCGGCAGCAGGTCAAAGTCCACCACGTCATCAATCTCTTCATCCCCGTCAAGGGTGAGGGCGTCATAGTCCTCGTTGTAGAACACGTCCGTCTTGTTGCCCTGGAATGGCGGCACATCCGCATCCTCACGCCTTGACTGCACCAGCAGCCGTCCAAGCGCATCAGGAAAGTCAACGATGACGCTGGTTTCTGCTGCAGACTGTCGGCCGCCGTCATCCTCAAACTTGACCAGGATTTCACCCTCGACCAGCGGCACAATTGCTTCGGTGTTGTGGCCTGCAATTGCAGGGATTAGGTCAACGCTGTTGCTCCATGTGCCAGTGCCATTCGTAAGGTTGGTGTGCCTGATGTGAACACGGCCAGCCACCTTCACGTCTAGATCAACCGTTGCATCCCACCGCAGGCGGGCGCTGTTGGCGCTAATGGCCTCAATCGTCAGGTTCTGAACGTTGCCGGGAGATGCCGTCTTGCCGATCAGCGCAAACTGTGCCGTTGCGGTGGAGCTGATCCGTCCGGTAAGGCCAATGCTGACGATTTGTACGTACAGCGTCCCAGCACGCAACCCAGTCAGCCGGATCGACGGTGATGTGGTCTCCAGTTGCTGCCAATTGTCATTGTCAATTTTGTACTGCAACCGATAGTTGACCGCCTTGATGGCGCGGTTGGCAACAATCCTGACGGTTGGCTCAATCCAGCTCAGCTCAAAAGCAGTAAGCACGTTGGAACCGTCAACGTACAGGTGCTCAGTGCCATCAATGCTGCTCGGCGGATCAGGTGCAGGTTCAACGATTGGTTCCTGCGGGATGGTGTTCGGATCGGTCAGGCCGCCATCGCCTACATCACGGAACGACAGCTTTAGGTCCGATTCAATCGCGGCATAAATGCTGGCGTTATATGACAGCGCCGTGATGCCGTAGATGCCATCTTCACCCTCGGCAACCGTGATGACACGGAACTGCTGCGTCTGCGTGCCGGTGCTTTGGATAATCCAAATGCTCTGCGGATTAGGAGATTCGCTGAATGCACTGCTAACTGTCACCACACTGCCCGCTAGACCGCTAATGCTGCGCGTTTCGACCAAGCCCGTAGGCAGCAGCACGCTGATGGTTGGGCTTCCTCCCAAGGTGGGAGCAGAATCAAGAGTTACGGTCGTCGTCGTTGCTGCGCTGATCCTGCCGCCCTGCCTGCTACCAGCCTTCATCGGGTCGGCAATGTCAATCACCATTCCAGGCCGCAGGACGATGCCACTATCAAGCGACACCGAAAATGTGACGGTCTCGGTCAGGTTCTGCTCTGAGAGCAACGCCCACTTGCCCAAGCGGTGCGCCTGGCCCTGCGAGTAGCAGCCAATGGCCTTGATGTCCTTATTGATAATGCCGTATTTGGCAACCGCATCTGCCAGCTCGACATATTCATAAGTGACCTCACCAAGCTGCTGGTAGGTCTGGTATGCAACCGTTGCGGTGGTGTGCCGTGCCTTCTGTGCGCTGCCGCTGTAGCTGAACAGCCCATCAACGACATTGGCAGGTGTCAACAGGTACTGCGGATCTGCAGGCTTGTCCTGCAACACCACCATCGACCCGGCGCCGTAGTAGGCAATGCCACGGAACAGGGCGACAAACTCTTGGATGACGTTGTAAACCTCATCACGGCTGTTGATCAGCATGTTGCAACTGAACCGTGGCTCTTGACCGCCGCGTCCGTTGCTGACCAGCGCGTTGCAGTATTGGCTGATGGCGAAAAAGTCGTAACGGTCCAGGCTGCTGGCTGGAATGCCTGCGCCGTAGCGCGTACTGGTCATCAAGTCCCACAAGCACCAAGCTGGGTCTGCGCACCATGTAGCAGCGCCAAACGTGCCGTCCCAGACGCCTGAGTAGGTAACGCGCCCTGGGTAGGTCGTCGTATCAACGGTGGCGTTGCTGGGTAGCTGCACCTTGATACCACGCACCAAATACTTACGGGCTGGCACAGTGTCAAACTGCCGCGAGTCAAACCGCAGGAAAGTCAGTGCGCTATTGGGATAACGCAGCTTTTCGTCAATGATTTCGGTGTAGCTGCTGAAGTAAGTGCGGTTTTGCCTGCGGGCGCTGGTCTCATCAGCACTGTTGCGGACAACGCGGATATCAACAGGGAACGCACCCGATAGGCTGACTATATAGTCACGCTGATAGCTATTGGTGGTCTTGCCGCTGATGGTGTCATCAAATAGTTTGGTAAAGCCGCCACCGTTGTATTGGATGTAAACACCAATGCTGACGCTATGGCCGATGATGTCGCCGTCGTCTTCAATGATCTGCAGCGCTGGTAGCTGCACCGTGACGCGCACACGGTCAACATCAGTATCCGTGACGGTACGGGTTACAGATGCAGCATTTGTGACCTCAACGTTGACGGTCTTTTCAGACTGCGTGCCTTCGGTGTTAGGGATGTATGCCTGATTCTGCGTGCCGTTGCGGGTGACAACGGTGTAGCCAGTGAAGTTATCAATGCCGCTGCTGCTTTGAATCGGTGTGCCGTCCAGGTAGATGCCCTTGACGCCGTTCTCAATGCCTTGGATTTCGCCTTCGCTGATCAGGTCAAGAACACTGCCGTATTGGACCGATTGCAGCGAGTCATCGGCCTCCGTTGGTACATGCGTCGTGCCACCACCACCTTTGCCACCACCACCACCGCCACCACCTGCACCAGCGATCGTGGCACCAAGGCCAGCGTTGTGGACGCGAATGTTGCCCGCAATGAAGGTGTGCTGTCCTTCAACGGTCAGGTTGTAAACCGTGCCAGGCTCTAGCGGTTGCTTGGCGATGATGGGCCGCAGGTGCCCTAAGCCGTCAATCAGGCAGTCATCAGGCCCCAGCGTGTCAATGCAAACAAACGCATTGAACTGGTTGAGTACCCAGTGATTAGGCGTTGCATCAAGGTGTTTGCCACCCCAGTAGCTGTAGCGGGTGATCGGTTCGCTGTCGTGGACATGCAGCTTGAGGATCTTGGCAGGCAGGATCTGCCCTTGATCGTCAAAGCTCAGAACGATGTCACCGGGCTTCAGCTCATCAATGCGGCACTGCCCGCCAGGGATATCGACAAGCGTGTATCCAGGGAAGCAGCCGCCGCCACCACCTCCACCACCACCACCAGCACCTTGGATCTGTGTCATTTCAGTTGATCAACGTCAAGGCCAGCGCTTAGGACTGCTGAGCCAGCAAAGACCCGACCATAAGCAATCGGAACCGGCAATCCCTGCTGGCTGGTGTTGTTGATGCCGCTGAAGCTGAAGCTTTCAAGCCTGGCTGCTTCCTTGCCGCGCACTAACGGCGAGATGTTGGGCTGCGGCGAAATCATCTGCGCAACACCGCCAAGTAACAGCGCAGCACCAAGTCCGCCAATTGCCGTGGCTGCAGCACCACCAATAATTCCGGCTCCAGCCCCAGCCAATCCTGCACCCAAGCCTAGAAAACCTCCAGCCGCAGGGCCAAGGACAATGGCAGCCAAGACAAGACCGATGCCTGCAAAAACCTGCCCGACACCTTGACCAGCACCTGCGATTACCGGGGCAATGCTGAACACCTCACGCTCTGACCAAGGCAGGCAGACCAGCTCTGCATTCTCTGGCCCGATGCGCTCCTTGCCAACCGTGACGCGATAACCCCAATCGCTTTTAATCAGCCACTGCTCAAGATCAGGAAAGTTCACACACAACGCCTTGATTGCTTGCGCTGGTGTGTCTACTTCAAACTCGAAACGGCAGCGGCCACCTAGAAACTTGCGGAGGGCGCCGTAGACCTTAACGACTTTCATGCCGCAGGACCATGGCAGTGCTCTTTACATAGTAGCCGCCGTACACGTCTCGACTAGATAGCCGCCCCTGCACATGATGCAAAATCTGCTGGTCGCCAAGATAGATGGCGCCGTGATTAGGCAGGTCAGCGCCAAGCTGCATCAGGATCGCGTCGCCGTACTGCAACTCATCAAACGGCACGCGCCGGAAGCCTTGGGACTTGTACCCATCAACGTACAGGTTTTCACCACGCTCCCAGAAACCATCACGCCTCGGGAAGTCAGCCAGCTCCAAACCCCATTCACGCTGATACCAGTCACGGCACAAGCTGTAGCAATCCACCACGCCAAAGACAAACTCACGCCCGACGTACGGCAGCTCAAAGTCAGACGGCTCGCACTGGCCCCATTCCTCAGTCTTGGGGTTGACGATCACCCATGGCAGGCCGCTGCTATTGCAACCGATACGGTCCGCATCTGACGGCTCAGGCTTGGTAACAGGGTGGCTGTGAACGATCGCCACGACCTCGCCCAAATCTTCAGCCGCTGCATAGTCGGCAGGGTCCAACACGAAGTGCTCATCAGGCGTTGCGGCGATGTTGCTGCAGGCGTAAAACCGCTTCCGGCCCTTGACCACATGGACAACCCCGCACATTTCCTTGGGGTCGCATGCCTGCGCGTAGGCGAGGATCTCGGTTTGCAACGTTGTGCCTAGCTTCATTGCGTTAGACCAGCGCCAGGGAATGAGCCGAACGGCAGTTCTGCAGTGGAGCCAAACCGCAATCGGCAGCTACCAAGCCGCTTACCGCATACATCTTGCGCCAAGGTGCCGACCACCTGATCGTTGACATTCCAGTAGTTGCTGCCGGTGTAGCCGCATTCTGCCGATCTGTACTGCCACTGGCACACGTTGGCAATGATCTGGCGCCTTGGCAGCATCACGCCTGCAAGGTCAAACTTACTGGCCAGCTCAAATTGCACCAGATCGCGGTTCTCGGATGACTTCCGATCGACGTACCAGATCTCTGTCGGAAACCGTGCATTGGGGTCTGCATTGGTCTCGCCGTCTAGGAACTTCTTCAACGTGCGGATCCTGCGCACAGTGGCGCCACCAAGGTCATTGCCGGGCGTCGTCGCATTGACCAGCAGCAGAATTGCTGTGATATCACCAGTCAGATTGCTGATCGTCAGCGTTGGCCGTGGCAGGCTGCCAGTGTTGCTGTAGTCAAAACCCTCCGCCTTGACCGGAAGCCTGACGTAGGTGTTGCTGGCAAAGACGATGTCGCCAGTCACGTTGGCATTGACGCCGTTATGCCAGTAGTACGTCGTGCTTGCACCATGCAGCGTGTTGTCAAGCTGCAGCTCAAACAGCTCGATGATGGCATTCGGCGCCAGTACCGACAGTTCTTCGTAGACGCTACTGATCGCTGCCCATGTGACCGTGCCATCTGCAATGGTGCTGCCGATGTCAGTAGGCCAGGCAGGCTGTGTGCTAGCTGATGTGCCTGCAACAGTGCAGCGAAAGACAAGCCCTGTGGCCTGTACGGACGTTGCACGGACAATTGCGCCAACGCTGTAGGCGGTGCTGCTAGCCCAAGCTGCGTATGCCATTAGGGCTCAAACACTTGGCGGAAGGTGGCGTTAATTATCGCCCTGCCGGCGTACGGGATGGACTTGCTCCAGCTGTCGCATACCCACTTGTAAGCGGTTGACTCATCCGGCGGCGTCCAGTCAAAGGAAGCGCTATCAGCAGCGCGAGCATCAAGGAAGGCTTCAATAGTATCCGCATTAGCTTCGCTGATGTTGTTCCATGTCAAGGACCACTCCTTAGGGTTTTGGTTCAGGCCGTAGGTCAGCCGCTGCTGGTAGCCGTCGCCAAACTGCACGGTGCGCACGGTTGGAGCGCTGCGCTTCTCAACGCCATATGCAGGGGTTATCGCAGGGAAAGCAGCCATCAGCGGGTATTGGCGAGCAGGCCGCCGGGACGTTGCATCTTGACGATCTCAGCCTGCACTGCAGCACCGATGATCCTGCCCATCTGATTGGCGTTCGGCTCGTTGCCTTCCACGCTGGTGCCGCCTGCGTCTACGTTGACCACCACATTAACGCCGCCACCAAAGCTGCCGGTTGGTGCGATGCCGCCGCTGCGGCCTGGCATGAACAATTCAGGGCCCCGCTCGCCAACGAGGTAGCCCTTGCCACCCATCACGGTGCCGCCGTTGGCTCTAGCGCCACCAAAGAAATTGCCGACGCCGCTTAGGCCAGGAACGATTGACGCCATGCCGAAGGCGCCGGGGTTGAAGCTGGCGCCTGATGCAAAGCCACCGCGATTGCCGCCAAACAAACCGCTAATTGCATTGATGGCCTTTTGGATGACAAATACCTGCAGGAGTTGATTGGCAATGTCGATCAACACGCCAGATGCAATCTGCCGCAGGCTGCTATTGAAATCTTGGCTGCCTTGAATCAATGCGTTGAAGGCAGATGTCATGCCTTGGCCAACCGTATTGCTAATCCCGTCAGCCAGTGCCTGCTGTCGCTTTTGTTCTTCGGTTAGCTGCTTGGAGTATTCCAGCACTGAGGCATAGCCAGATGCTGCGGTTGTCAGTTTGGTGATGTATTCAGGCAGCGTTTCCTTGTTGCGCTGATCTTCAATCGTGCGCAGCCGCTCTGCATATTGCACCACTGCTTCAAAGATTGCCGCCTTGCGTTCATTAGGCCCCATCTCCTGCTGACTGGCCTGCAGGATTGCAAGTTGCTTATTGTAGTAAGCCTCTTGCTGCTCGTTCTGGGTGCGCTGAGCAATACCAAGCCGCAACCGCAACTCAAGCTCTTGCGCTGTGATGTCTTTGATTTCTTTAGCTTGCTTGTCAGCAGACTTGCCGCCACCACCCTTTGCGGCGCCGCCTGTGCCAGCACCTAATGGCGGAGCGGTAAATAATTTGTCAGTTTGTTTTGCACCTGCCTGCAGTTGCTTTTGAGCCGCAAGATTCTGATTTATCTTTTGCAAAATTGTGCCCTGTAGCTGAACAGCGCGATTTGCATTTGGATCATTTGGGCCAACGCTTTGTAGCAGACGCTGGTATTGCTGCAATGCTTGTAGGTTCTGCTGAATACCTGTTTTGTTGCGTTGCGAACCAACCTGACCAACACCTTTGGCGATATTGTCGACTGCTTGCGATGTGGCGCCGATATTCAAAAACTGACGGGCGCCTGCAACGCTCCTCGTAAAGCCGCCCCCCCTGCCGGCAGATAATGCAGCATTGATCGCATCAACAACTGCAATCGCTTGATTGAAAATGGCCTTTAGCGCTGGGGTAAGCGCTGTGCCAATCCGTCGAGCTAGCGCATCGACGCCATCTTGCAAGGTGCTGAGTTTGCCACTCAGGGTATCGCTTTGCGCAATAGCACCATTGGCGTATTTGCCGCCGGCACTGGTCAGCCGCTGCAGTGCTACCTCAACAGCCTTAGCGCTGATCTGACCTTTACTTAGAGCCTTTTGGAACTCCTCGCCGGTCATCCCATACATCTTGCGCAGCTCTTCCTGCAGCGCGATGCCACGCTCTTGGAACTGCAGCAGCTCTTCGCCTTGCAGCCTGCCCTTGGCCTGGACCTGACCGTAGGCGGTCACCAAGCCCTGCAGCTCAGCACCAGTTGCACCTGATGCGTCGGCCAGCCTGCGGGTGGTTTCTACAACATTGTTGGCCTGCACGCCAAAAGCCTGCAGACGCTTGGCTGCATCAATCAGTTCAGTGCTGGTAAATGGCGTTACCGCACCAAGCTGCTGCAACTCTTGAATGATTTGCTTTGCTTGCTGTGCGCTACCCGTCAGCACCTGCAGGCTGCGGGTTTGTGATTCAAGTTCTGCCGTCTTGGCAAATACAAACTTGGCAGCAGTGACAGCCGTAAATGCGCCAAGCAGGCCAGTTACAGCATCCTTTAAACCACTGACGCCGGCCTGTGCTGCTTTAGATGCTGCGCCAACCTGCTGAAGATTCCTTACAGCACTCTGGCTGTTTACCTGAATATCAACAACCGAAACGGCCACGGCAACACCTCCCTATAGCGGCAGTCTACCGCCGGCGGGTTTTATCCATTTCCGCTTTCTCGCGTCTGCCTTTGACTTCATAGTATGCGGCAAAGTGCGTAAATTCTGCATCGGTTAGCTCGGTACGCAAACGGCTAACCGTCATGCCTAGCTCAGTTGCGAGGAAGAACTCGAAGAACAACCACGAGTCTTCCTCTAGTCTTTTTTTGCCTCTTCAAATCCTGCGCCATCGCCAAGGCCGAACAAGAACAGCTCCAGTTCGTTCAGGACGCGCTCAGGCAGCTCGCGTTGCAGCTTGGCCGCATCAGCCGGTGCAAACGCTTTGGTGCCGTTTTCAAGCTCAGCAATCTGACATAGCAGTTGCGTGCTAACGTCTAGCGCTTCATCAGTGCCGGTCAATGCAGATGCTTTTTTGCGGTCAGCGCGGGTGATGGGCTTGAAATAAAGCACCATCACCACGTCGCCAGCATCTGTCTTCACTTCAAACTTGCGCCTTTGATTGAGGTCAAAGGCTCCGGTGAGCAGGTCAACCGGACGTTGGGCGGCAGGCATTAGATGCTAAGGGTCAGTGCCCCAGAGGTAACGAAATTAACCGAGACGATCTCGATTTCGCCCACAGTAGCGGAATACTCGGAACCTGTCACCACCAGCGTGCCGGTGATCTTTTTGCCGCCGGTTTCGTCCAGATACAGCTCAAATGCTGCATCAGCTTCATCGGTGGCTTGATTGACGTCCTTGATCAGGTCCAGCTTGTCGCCAGAACCTGGGGCGTCATACATCAGCTCAATGGTGCCAGAACCGCTGATCAAGCCACCCACGTTGGCACGGTAGGTGTCGCCGTGATCGGTCACGTCAAGCGATTCCTTCTCGACGGTCATGGTCCAAGACCGGACCGCAGCAATCTCAGACAGGCCGCCGCTACCAGCCTTGTCAAAAAATACCGTGCCCTGTTGCCCGCGATAAAAAGCCATGATCAGATGTCCAGGGTAATGGCGCCGTTGGTAACGAAGTTGACCGTGATCACTTCGATTTCGCCAACGGTAGCCGAGTATTCAGCAGATGTGATGACACCGTCAAAGCTGATTTTTTTAGCGCCAACGCCGGCGTCAAGGAACAGCTCAAACAGGGCTGTGCCTTCGTCGGTGGGAGTGTTGACATGCTCGATAAAAGCATTCGTCTCATCAGCGCTGCTGGCCGTGTAAAGCACCTCGACGGTGCCGCTGCCGCTGATCAGGCCGCCGACATTAGCGCGATAAGTGGCGCCTAGCGCGGTGGTGTCCAGCGACTCTTTCTCAACGGTCAGAGACCATGAGCGGGTGCTGGCAATGGTGACGCCGGTAGCGCCGCCATCGTCAAACTTGACGCTGCCTTGCTGCCCTCGGTAAAAAGCCATGGCTAGAGATCCTCGAAGGTTTCAAAGGTCATTCTGACCTGTGTTTGGAAGTAACCCTCAGGAGCTGGCGCAGCCACCACCTCTGGGCCAGTGGGCGGGTCAAAATGGACGCCGCTGACTACTTGTCTATTGTAAAGGTCTCTGATGCGTTTACCAATTGTGTAGTTAGCGCCAGGGCCAACGCCCTTAGCGGTAAAGATATTGACCACGATGGCGCCAATGACGCTGTTGCTGCTGCCAGTGGTGCCGCCCATGGTCAGGTAGTTGTTGTTGCCAAAGCTGACTAGGCATTGCACCCATGAGCTACCGGGCGTTGGGATGTACGGCTGGTTGTGGAAGACAACCGGCAAGGTGCTGCCCAGCGAGCTAACCACTGTGACATTTCCGCTGGTTGTCAACGCACCGGCAGCAGTCACGGTAAAAGAGTTGGTTGCTGTGGTGACCACAGTGAACGTGCCGTCAACGCCGCCGCCAGATGTGTAGTCCAACGTCAGCGACTGGCCGACGTAGTAACCGTGCGCAGTGGCGTTGATCGTAACGACAGTTCCGGTTTGAGTGTATGTCGTCGTGAGGCTGGTTAGCTCAGCCGTTAATCGTGCCTCAATGGTGGCGCGAACGGTGTTTAGGTTTACAGCTGCCATTAGTCTTGCCTCCCGATGCGGTCAGCTTGCTGCCGCGCCCATGCGGTCATCTCGCGGGCGATGATGTCCGGGTACCCCTTGGTGATTTGATTGTTCTTGGAGCGCCACTGGCCTTGCCATGATGCTGGCAGATTGTTGCCATACAGCACAGGCTCGGTGTAGGGCAGGCTGTTATGGATGTGGTACACATTGCCTGCCCGCTCAACTTGATAGTCAAGCCGACGTGGTGGTGCAATGCCAGCAACGCCACTTTGCGGGCCAGGGTCGTAGCCGGGCGTGCCTTGCTCGCTGATGGACCACGCAAGGCGCAATCTGCCAGTATCAACCGGACTAGCCTCTTTAAGCCGTCTGTCAGTTTCTAGTACCGTGACACGCAGCAACTGCTCGTACTTCTGCAGACTGTAGTTGCCGATGTCAGCTAGGTTAATGCGGCGTGCCATCGTTATGCCCTCAGGATCAGTTCGTAAGTGATCGCTGTGTTGTCCTGCTCGATCGTTTGGATGCGGATGATTTGATGCACCACGCTGTTGATTAGCACCTTATCAACCGTGGTAGGCGCCGTGGTTAGGTCCGCTGCCGCTACGATCAGCCGCTTGTCGCCAGCCTGCACCAGTTCGTTCACCTCGCGGATATTGACATCTTCCAGCACGCCCCGAACGGTCGTGTCTGTATTGGTCTCGGCAATGGTGCCCGTTGCGGGGTCGTAGCTGCCAGTTGCGACGCGACGGATGGTTGCAACACCGCCAAAGCGTGCCATCAGCTTGCTGGCAACCTTCCGTAGCGGGCTAGCAAGTGCCATCAGAGCTTGTAGGCAACGCAGTGGCCGTTCTGCAGCTTGATGCTGGTAAACACGCCGTACAGCGTGGTTGCAGCACTGAACGACTGGCCGGATAGCGTATTGCCATCGTAATTTTGCGCTACGACCGTATCAATTTGGGTGTTGGTTGTGAAATGAATCGCTCCCCAGCGTCCTGTTCGTGTTGTGCTGTCACCGATAAAGGTTGCACCGATTGAGTAGTCAATACCAAAAAAATTAGGTTCGCTCATTGTCAGATCCGGTAGGCAACGACTTTGCCGCTAGCCAGCGTGACGCTGGTAAACACGCCGTCAATAAAATCGCCCTTGCCAAGTGGAACCGACGTAAAAGCGTTGCCGGTTGCGTTCTGAACCGTAGCGGTGCTGATCACAGCATCGGCAACGGCGTAGAGCCTATAAAACCTACCGGTATGAGCTGCCGTATCGGTAATGTACTCAAAGCCAATGCTGTAGTCGTCCATGGTCAGCTCCGGCGGATTGAAACGTTGCCAGGTCCACTGATTCTAAGCCCTGTCAGGTAGCGCTCCATGATCGGCGGCACCTTGTCAGCACCGACGGCGCCATAGCCAAGGTTAGGCGTCACGTCAAGGCTGCCGATCTTGACGTTTTTGTAATCCTCCAGTCCGCTCAGGCCAAGCCCGTCCGGGTTGTTGTGCAGGTACGTTGCCAGCACCACCTGCGCGTA